AACCAGTAAGCTGGTACTTGCAGCTCTGCGTAAGTATAAAGATACAGCTAATCAGTATCTCTGGCAGCCAGCTTTAACAGCGGGCCAGCCTGCAACCTTTATGGGCTATCCCATAACCGAGGCCGAAGATATGCCAGCTGTTGCCGCTAATGCGTTCTCCCTTGCTTTTGGTGATTTTAAAGAAGGTTATTTAATTGCCGACCGTGTGGGTATGCGTATCACCCGAGATGAGATCACGACTCCTGGCTTTGTTAAATTCTACGTCCGTAAACGTTTAGGCGGGAAGTTAAGAAATACCCAAGCAATTAAGCTGTTAAAGATAGCAGCAGCCTAAATGAATAAGGCCCTTCGGGGCCTTTTTTTTTGGAGCACGTATGCAATTAAAAATTAAACGCGGGTTTCTGTGGGCTTTTAGAGGCTGCGATGTGGTGAGCTTTGAATCTGGCCAAACGGTCGACACAGAAGACCAAGACCTTATCAATGTATCAGTGCATGAGGGGTGGGCAGAGGCTGAAGAAAAAAAGCTGGATGCACCAGCAAACAAAGCTAAGAAACCCCCAGAGAACAAAAGAAATTAAATGTCTTTAGTCCGTACCACCTTACCGGCTAGTGAGCCTATCACTTTGGATGAGGCGAAATTACATTTGCATGTCACCCATCTTGCCGAAGATGCTTTGATTACAAAACTAATTAAGGCTGCACGTATGGATTGTGAACATAAGTTGCAGCGTACCTTAATTACTAGTGGTTGGACTCTTAAGCTAAATAGCTTTAGTGATCTTGATTACTTGCCGATGCCTAATCTATTAAGTGTTGTTAGTGTTAGCTATTTTGACTCTGACAATGTTTTACAAGTAATTAATTCTGCTGATTATCGGGTAAGTGGCGTAGGGTCGTATGGATATTTAACGCCTGTTGAAAGTTGGCCTGCAGTTTATAAACGCCATGAGTCAGTAAGTATTGTTTATACAGCAGGCTATGGCGCTGCTGATGATGTCCCTGAGCCTATAAAGCAATGGATCTTATTGGCCATTGGTGATATGTACATGAGCCGGGAAAGGTCAAGCGATCGCCCGGTAGTAACACAACATTTTGCAGACTCTCTTTTAGAGCCATACAAGGTATGGGCTTAAAAGCAGGGAGCTTAAATAAGCTTGTGACCATCCAAGCTAAAACCGACACTGTCGACGCAATAGGTCAACCTATAAACACATGGGTAGATGTAGCCACAGTATGGGCGGATATACGTTATTTAAGCGGCCTGGAATCGATTAAATCAGACGCTGACGTATCCATAGCCAAGGTCAGTGTCAGAGTGCGTTATAGAGCCGATATTAAACCCTCGATGCGGGTAGTTTGTGATGGGGTTATTTACCAGATTAAAGCTGTATTGCCGTCTGGCAAAGTGTATATGGATTTAGCTTGCGAGGTGCAGCAATGATGCAGGTTGATTTACAGCTTGGCGGGATTGAGGCAAGCCTAGAAAAGTTTTCGGAAAAGATTAAAACGACCGTTATTCGTGCTGGATCCCAAGCAGCCGCTCAGGTTTTTTATAACGAAGCAAAAAATAGGGTACCCGTAAAAAGCGGTACTTTAAAAAACTCTATCTATCAAGTTTTTAGCGAAGATAACAGCGATAAAGGAAAAGCTACTTATCACGTCAGTTGGAATAGGTCTAAGGCCCCACACGGACACCTGATCGAATTCGGGACTTCTCGGGCCCCGGCACATCCCTTTTTAAAGCCTGCTTATGAGGCGATGAAAGGCCAAGCCTATACAGCGGCCATACAAAAGATGAAAGAGTCCTTGTGATTGAGCAAGCCGTTTATGACCGGCTAAAAGTCTTATGTGCAGGCCGTGTCTATCCAGATGTAGCAAAGCCTGAAACACAGAGGCCTTACATAACTTACCAGCAGGTAGGCGGTGAGGTTGTGCAGTTTATTGGGCCAGATTTACCAAGCAAATTAAATGCGCGCATGATGATAAAGGTGTGGGCGGATGACCGCCTTACCGCGTCTGATCTTGCGCGCGACGTTGAAGACTTAATGCTCACCTCCTCTTTACAAGCTACAGCAATAGGATCTTTTGTGAGTGATTACGAAATAGAAACCGGTCTTTATGGGACTAGGCAAGATTTTTCCTGCTGGATAAACAGATAATTTTTTAAGTAAACGACCCGCTTCGGCGGGTTTTTTTTTCGCCCGAAGAGGGCAAAACCCCGCCCGCACTTCGCGGGCTTTTTTTTTGAAAGGCCCTCAAATGGCAGTTAAATTACCTAATGGTGTGTTGTTTGCACTTGCAACCTCTTATGCAGCGGCTGATACTGTAACCGCTGTTACTAACGCTAACCCTGGCGTAGCTACTACAGCCGCTCCTCACGGCATCGCAGACGGTGCTTTTATCGAGGTTACTAGCGGATGGTCGAAGCTTAACAATCGCATTGTCCGCGCTGATAACGCCGTAGGCTCGAGCATTACCTATGAGGGGATAGATACCTCTAATACTCAGACCTACCCTCCCGGCTCTGGTATTGGTTCGATCCGGGAAATTACAAACTGGACACAAATATCTCAGATCCTAGAGTGCACCACAAGCGGCGGTGAAATGCAGTTCACTACCTACTCCTTCTTGGAACAGGATTTTGAGTCTCAGTTACCGACCCAGTCAAGCCCGATGTCTATCCAGATGACGATTGCGGATGATGACACGCTACCCGGTTTTATCGCCCTTAAAGCTGTAGCGGAAACCCGTAAGTTAGTTGGCTTGCGTGCCACCCTACCAGACGGAGCGTTAATCCTTTTTAACGGGTACGTCTCGTTCAACGAAACGCCAACCATGACCAAAGGCCAAGTAATGGGCGTACAAGCTACGTTCAACCTGCAGGGCCGCCCTGTCCGCTACAGCGCATAAGCTGTTGCCATGGCCCACGGAGTTATCTTCGTGGGCTTTTTTACGCCCGCCAATTTTGGATACCGGGCTTTTTTTAACCCTAACAGAAAGATAAATCATGGCTAAAACAAAATTTGTATTAACTCCCAATCCAACCTTTAAAGCAAAAGTAAACATTCCGATTCCTGGGGCGTCCCCTGAACCGGTTGAATTTATTTTCAAGCATCGAAACAAAGATGATTACCTAGAGTGGGCAAAGAACTTAGAAGGCAAGGATGAAGTAGACATGATCCTTGAAATTGCGACCGGTTGGGAGCTTGCAGACCCGTTTGACCGCGAAAGCGTAGAGCGCATGATCCAAGGTTATATAGGGTCTGCACGTGCAATCTTTGATGCTTACGTTTTCCAGCAGACCAACGCCAAATTGGGAAACTAAACAGGATCGCAGAAGCGCTTTATGAGGGCCAGGCCAGCGACGCAGAACTTGCACTTTGGGGGCTAACCCCTGAAGACGTATCTGAAGCTGTAGAAGTCTGGCCTGAGCACGAAAAAGCTTTTGCGATTTTTAAACGACTACACACCCAATGGTTTGCAGGCATGAACGGCCCTATTGGCCTGCGCTATGAATCGGTTTACCCGCTCATAGACCGGTACTACCCCGACGATTTCGACGATGTTTTTGAGTGCATCCAGGTTATGGAGGCAAGGGCATTGTCATTAATGACCAGCAAGGAAAAAAATGGCTGAAAACATCGGCACCGCACAGATAGCGATCACTGCAGACGCATCCGGTGTTGAGACGGGAATTTCTAAAGCTAGAAAATCGCTTGCTGATCTAGGGGCTACTGCGTCTAAATCCGGCAAGGAGGCTGCAGCAGGTCTTGGCCAAGTAGCGGGCGCATCCGAAAAAATGGATGCAGCTACTAAAAGGACGGCTGCAGCTATTGAGCGCCAAGCGTTGGCGTTAGGCAAAACAAAGAGTGAGTATTACGCGGCTAAAGCGGCGATTGAAGGGAATACCGCTGCTTTAGAACCTTACATAGCAAAACTACGAGAAGCTGAGGCTAGAGCGGGTGGGGCCACTAAAGCCCAGTCTGGTTTTATAGGTAGTTTAGGCGGCCTTCAGGGGGCCTTGGCTGGCTTAGGATTAGGTGTCTCGATTGGAGGCATGGCCGCCTTTGTAAAACATGCTATAGAGGCCGCCGACGAAACCGGAAAGCTTGCTCAAAAAACAGGCTTGGCGACAGAAGAGGTCGCAGGGCTCCAATTAGCTTTTAGGCAAGCTGGGGCTGGCGAACAATTTCAACAAAGCTTAACGAAGCTAGCTAAAAATGCGGCAGAAGGTAATGCAGCCTTTGCCGCTATGGGGATTACTCTAAAAGGCGCTGACGGTAATCTTAAAAACACGCGGCAACTGATCGGCGAGGTAGCAGAAAAGTTTGCCGGGTACAAAGACAGCGCAGAGAAAACAGCCTTAGCTCAGGAATTGTTTGGCAAGTCTGGGGCTGACCTTATCCCCTTGCTTAACGCTGGTGCTGACGCGCTTTCTGATTACGATCAAAAGGCTAAAGATCTTGGCCTGACATTGAGCCAAGAAACTACCAAAAACGCAGAAGAATTTAACGACACCTTAGACCTTATTGGGCAGGGGGTGGCAGGGGTAGGCAGGCAAGTAGCTGCTGATCTATTACCTACTTTAAGTGCGCTTGCTAAAGAGTTTTTAAGCTCGGCTGCTAATAGCGGAAATCTTACTACTGCTGCCAATGCGTTATCTACCGCATTAAAAGCCCTCTATTCCGCCGGTGTCGGAATAGTCACTATTTTTAAATCAGTTGGTGAGGCGATAGGTGGGCAATTTGCCGCCTTAGCGCAGGCGGCGCAGGGCAATCTGATACAAGCTGTAAAGATTTATAAAAACACTACGGCTGATTTTGCTACCTCCCTAAAGTCTGGTGCGGATAGTGTCGGTAGAGTATGGGGTGAGGCTGCAGCTGCAGCGGGTAAAGCTGCAAAAGGTACTGCTGCTGATGTCAGAAAAGTAGATCAGGCCATTGATGCAGCTAGTAAAAACATTAAACCCGCTGCCCCAATTGTTGGGGACTATGAAAAAAGCCTGAAAAAGGCTGGTGGTAGCGCAAAAGCAGCAGGGGATGATTTCTCCAAGCTTGTTAAAAAGGTTACTGAATCAACCGACGGCTACGCGGAAGCTGAGGCTGCTGCGAATGGTTATAACAAGTCTCAATTAGAGTTTTTAAAGCTTGCCGGGTCTGATGCCTGGGCAAAAATGACCAATGCGCAGCGCGCGCAAATAGCCTCACTATTTGATTTAAAGATAGTCCAGGAACAAGCAGCAGACGCTGCAAAAGCATTGGTTAAAGCCAATCAAGATGCAGCAGTAGCGCGTGAAAAATATATCACCTCTTTGGATACTGGCCTTGAAAAATTAAAGGCCGATATCGAAGCCCAGAAAGAAGCGAATGATCGCTTAGGGCTCAGCAAAGAAGCGATAGTGGAGCTCGATATCGCAAAACTAGAGCTAATGGCTACTGAGGTAGAACGTCAAGCGATCCGGGCTAATGATAAAAATTTAGATGAGCAGGAATACAACCTGCTAATGAAGCAGGCGAGCGGATACCGTGAGCTAGCAAAACTTAAGCGCGAGGGTGCCGCTAAACAATCCGAGCTAGACCTTGAGAAAGCTAGTGCAGATGCGGCTGCTAAAGCTGCAGATGATTGGGCCAAAACAGCGGAAAGTATTCAGGGCTCCATTACGGACGCCCTCATGAATGGTTTTGGCTCAGGGAAAGATATCGCCAAAAACCTAAAAGACACCATCGTAAACATGTTTAAAACGATGGTCTTAAGGCCGGTAGTCAGTGGCGCTGTTAACTTTGCCGCTGGTGCTGTAGGCCTTGGAGATATGGCTAATGCCGCCAGTGGAGGAGGGGCCTCCTCAGCGTTAGGATTGGCTAATAATGCATACAGCCTGTATAGCGCTGGCTCAACCGCATTAAGTCTAGGCTCGCAATATTTCGCGGGGACAATGTCAGCGGCAAACGTTGCTGGCACTGTAGCCGCTAATGCTACAGGCACCGGCATAAGCGGCTTGCTGGCAACTAACGGAGCTTACGGTACTGCAACAGGGGCAGCCGCTACAGGTGGCTCCTTGATGTCCTCGGTGGCCTCTGCTATCCCCTACGCCGCCGTAGCTTTAATCGTAGCCAATGCCTTAGGTGTCTTTAGGTCTAAAAAGATAGTAGGCAGCGGGATCATGGGTGAGCTGGGTGGAGACTCCATCCAAAGCTATGACCTCCAACGACGTGGAGGTACCCTATTTAGCGGGCCAAGTTACAGCATCCAAAATGTCAGAGATAACTCTGAGTATCAATACGTACAAGACGCTTATAAACAGCTGCGTACGGCCACCTCTCAAATGGCTGATACTCTTGGCGTTGGCTCAGATGCGATTAAAAACTTTACCACTAAGTTAGGTACGGAAGTTATCCATCAGGAGGTGGGTAAAACAGGTATTAAGTTCGATGGATTAAAACCCGAAGAGATAGCCAAGAAAATAGAAGATGCCCTCTTATCGGCCAATGAGGAAATGGCCAAGTTTGTTTTGGGCACTACTGATTTTGGTAAACAAGGAGAGACGGCAAGCCAGACCTTACAGCGCTTAGCCGGTAGCCTCACCACCGTTAATCAAATATTTGGCAATCTAGGTTTTGAGTTGATGGACGCAAGCCTTGCTGGTGGTGATGCAGCCAGTAAGTTTGCCGATTTATTCGGCGGGATGGACGGCTTAGTACAGGCAACAAGTAACTATTACGATAACTTTTACTCTGAGGCAGAACGTACTGCTAACAGTACCAAACAACTCACTGAGGAGCTGCAAAAGCTAGGCGTAGAGGGGATTCCGGGGACAAGGGAAGAGTTTAGAAAACTCGTTGATGATGCCTTTGGAGCAGGCAATGAAGAGTTAGGCGCAAGTTTAATAAAACTCTCTCCTATCTTTGCGCAGCTGACGCAAGAAACAAATAATCTTGGCAATGCAGCTAAAGCCTCCGCTGAGCAAATAGCCGCTGAGGCCGCCAACCTAAACACTCGTTTACTACAAGCTCAAGGCGATACTGCAGCATTAAGACAGCAGGAATTAGACGCACTAGACGAAAGTAATCGTGCCCTCCTAGAACATATCTTTGCCCTGGAAGATAAGAAGCAAGCTGACGCTGAAGCAGCTGCACTTGCT